CATCGAGATCGGATCATCGATGGGCTCACACTGCACCAGGGAGAAGACCTCCACGCGAAGGTCGCCCGGTGGCAGGTGCGAAAGTGCGGGGTCATGCGGGGTTAACCCACTACTTAATCCTGAGTAGAAAAAGAATGAATAAATATAGAGCGAGTAGAAACGACCCGCTTAACCACGCACAACCCCGCAGGCGAGGCAGACAGTGAAAAATTTTCGCGGGTCCTTCCACTAGTCCGACGTGCGGGTAATTCGAACCCCGAGGATCCGCTAGGCCATGGAGTTGAAATACAGTGAACGGCGTGAACTGATGCAGGATTCTCCTGGAGGTTTTGTCCTGGACTGCACGGCCTCTCGGTCTCTCATGGCGCGCCCGCAAGCGCCGGAGAGGGGAGCGGGATGCCCAGAGTGACTACCAGACGAGACACCCAACACCGAACAGCGATGCGCACCAGGACGCCGGCATTGGCTGGCGCGCAGGCTGCGCAGTCGCAGCAAGATGGCGACATTGAGAGCCTGCGGCGCGGGCTGCAGCAGGAAATCGAGAGTTGGCTTCGCAACAAACGTAATCGCCTGAGGAAAACGAAATGATGCATGCAAAGAAAGCAAAATTTTGTGATGAGTGCGCGCAGCGATTGATCGAGACAATGCCCGCAGGCTGTCGTGAGCACGCCGCATTCTGCCCGCATCACGGCGGCGCGCTGGCACAGGTGACGGTAGAGCATGGCGTGATTCGTGCCTGGCGCATTCGCGGGCCGCTGACGGAACTTGAGGCGACTACGATGCTCGCGTTCAGAGATCAGTTGCAGTCCAAATTTCTCACGCGGCAACCTCTTGGGCATTGACTGTTATTGGCACCTGCGTTATATCTGGCGAACGATCAGCAGAGCCGGTCGGTCGGCCCGGGAACTTCAATGTCCCGCCCCGATGGCCCGCTCGAGATCGCCGAGCACTCCGAACGCAGCGCGCCGATCTCGAGAGATCCGCCCGCCCCGCAATCCGAGCGAGCTCGAATGCAGAAACAGCCAGCGGCAATTCCGCCGCGGCGTGCATTCGGGTTCGCTTTTTTGTTTTCAGCGACCCGGAAGGAGCAATGGGTCGCATGACCATCGACCGAAATCAGTTCCGCCGGATGACTCCGGCCGATCAAATCCGTGCGCTGCGCGGCCAGCGCGTCGAGCGCGAGTTCGCGATCGAGCAGCGCGGCATCGATACCGAGAAGCGCACTGCCTGGCTGTCAATCGCCAGCGAGGAACCCTATCAGCGCTGGTGGGGTATCGAGGTCCTCGACCTCGGCGCGGACTCGATCCGCGATCAGCGGCTGCGCTCCGGCGCGCCCTTGCTGGTGGGCCACGACTCGGCCGACCAGGTCGGCGTGATCGAGTCCTTCAAGATCGGCCGCGACCGCAAACTGCGCATCCTGGCCCGCTTCGGCAAGAGTTCCCGCGCCGAGGAGATTTGGCAGGACGTGCTCGACGGCATCCGCCGCAATACCTCGGTGGGCTACGTCATCCACGACATGGTGCTCGAGCAGCAGCAAGAGGGCACCAACACCTACCGCGTCACCGACTGGGAGCCCTACGAGGGTTCCTTGGTCGCCGTGCCGGCCGACCCCACGGTCGGCGTCGGGCGCGAATTCAACGATTCAGCAAGGAGACATTCAACGATGTTGAAAGATAACCCACATGATCCCTCCCGCCGCAGCCCGGAAGACGGGCGCGTCGCGGCGCTGCTTACCGCCGGCGCCAACTTCAAGGCCCAGGGCGGCTTCGAGCTCGCCGCCGAGCTGGTGAAGGACCCGAACGCGACGGTCGAGCACTTCAACGCCCGCATGCTGGCGAAGATCTCGAGCGCAGCGCCACCGCCGACTATCACGGCGCAGCCGTACGAATTCCCGCCCGATCTCCGGATCGCGACGCCTTCGCATCGCGGCACGCTGCATCCGGTTCTGTTGCGGCAGTTCGACGGCAACCGCCAGGCAGCCGAAGACGGACTGTACGGCGCCGGCCAGTGGCTCCGCGCCAGACTCGGCGGCAACAAGATGGCGGCCCGCTGGTGCATGGAGCGTGGCTTGATGCAACGCGATGCCAGCGAAGGCGTCGACACCGAGGGCGGCTATCTGGTGCCGGCGGTGCTCAGTAACTCGGTCATCGACTTCACGACCGAGTTCGGCGTCGCCCGTCAGGAATGCCGGGTGATTCCGATGAGCGCGGCATCGACCAATGTTCCCGTCCGGAAAACGGGCGTGACGGCCTATTTCGTCGGCGAGGGTGAGGAGACCACGAAATCCGCAGCCACCTGGGGATCGGTCGGACTCGTCCCGAAAAAGCTTGCAGTGCTCTCGGTGATGAGCTCGGAAGTCGATGAGGATGCAGTCATCGACCTCGCTGGCTGGATTGCCATGGAGTGCGGCCGATCCTTCGCCGAGAAGGAGGACGATTGCTGGCTGAACGGCGATGGCACCAGCACCTACGGCGGTATGAGTGGCATCCGCAGCCTCATCGTCGATGGCAGTCACAACGCGAGCAAGATCGCGGCGACGAGCGGTGACGACACCTTCGCCGAGATTATCGCGGGCGACCTCGACCGGGTGGTCGCGGCCCTGCCGCAGCCGGCACTGAAAAATGCGAAGTGGTACGTGAGCCAGGCCGGCTACGCCATGATCTTCCACCGCCTGATCCAGGCAGCCGGCGGCCTCACACTGGCCGACATGGTGAACGGCCCGATCAAGCAGGGTTACCTCGGGTTCCCGATCGTCATCACCGAGAAAATGCCGACCGATCCGAGCGCGACCTACAACGGAACCGTGATGATGCTGTTTGGCGACATGCGCCAGGCATCGCTCCTCGGATCCCGCCGGGAGATTCGGATCAAGGTTGATTCGAGCCGCTATCTCGAATTCGACCAGATCGCGATCCTCGCGACCGAACGCTTCCACCTGGTCAATCATCAGATGGGGGACAACAGCGCCGCGGGTGCGGTGATCGGCCTGGTTGGCACGACCTAAAAGGGCGGGAGGTAAGCGATGCGGCCCGCCAGCGGTCCATGCCGCTATCCATCCGCATCGCCGTGGCGGTACTCCAGTCCCGTGACGCGCCTCACGATGCCGCTGGTAGGCGGTGACACGGCGCACCTTTTTTCACCCAGATAGGTGAAACGAACATGGCAGACATTCAGAACCGAATAGTTTTCACAGCCACCGACAAGACCCAGGCGGCATTCCGCTCGATGCGCACCAGCATCGCGAGTGCCAGCGCGGCGATGACGAGCTTCCAGGGCGTGTTGCTGCAGGTAGCAGGCATCGGTGGCCTGGTGGCCTTCGGCAAGGCGACGGCCGATGCGGTCGACAAACTCGCCAAGGTCTCGGACAAGCTCGGCGTCACCACCCAGGCAATGGCGGGCCTGCAGCACGCGGCGAGCCTCGCCGGGGTGGAGAACCAGCAGCTCGAGAAGGGCCTGCAGCAGATGGCGGTCAAGATCGGCGAGGCCGCCCAGAAGGGTGGCGATGCCGCGGTCGCTTTCTCCTCGATGGGTCTCAGTGCGCGCGAGCTGCGCACCATGGCCCCGGAGCAGCAATTCTCGCTGATCGCCGACAAGCTGAATGGCGTCTCGAACGCAACCGATCGCATCAATCTCGCGTACCAGGTATTCGGGGCGCGCAACGTGGAGTTCCTGAACCTGATCGAAGGCGGCAGCGCGGCACTGGCGGAAGCCTCGGATGAGGCCGAGCGCCTGGGGCTCTCGATCTCGCGCATCGATGCCGCCAAGGTCGAAATCGCGAACGACGCCTGGACAAGATTCAAAGGGGCGACCGAAGGGGCGGCGCGAACCGTCCTCGTGCAGCTCACGCCCTACCTCAAGGCGATGGGCGATATGCTCACCAAAGCGACAACGCAAGGCGAGAACTTCGGAGAGAAAGTCAGCGAGGCACTGAACGCGCTGATGACCCCACTGGGCTGGCTCGCCGATGGCGTGCATGGGGTGCAGATCCTCTGGCAGCTCGCGACGGTCGGGGTCGCCAAGTTCGTCGATGCCGCGGTGCAGGGTGTCGCCCTGGTCGATGAGAAATTCTCCGAGCTCGCGAGCAAGCTCCCAGGCCTCGACTTCAAGCCCTCGCCGGCATTGCAGGACTGGGCCGAAATCTCCCGCGCCACCGTCGAGGACCTCACTGCCGATCTCGAGAAACTGCTCATGGAGGAGCTGCCCTCCGAGGGGCTGAAGCGCACGATTGAGAACGTCAAGGCCGAGATGGATCAGGCGGCGGCCGAGATCGCGCAGCGCGCCAGCGGGCGCGCCGGTGTCGGTGGCGAATCGATCATGCCCACGGTCGCGGTCGAGGACCGCGCCAGCAAGGACCTGTTCCAGAAATACTATGACAACCTTATAGAGAAGTCGGCGCGCCTCGAGGAATCATTGCTCTCCGACGAGGAGCGCATCCAGCTCAGCTACGAGAACCAGCTGATGCTTCTCGATGAGGCCGAGATGCGCGGCATCGAACTCTCGGCGAGCTACAACCAACTGCGGGAGCAAATCGAGATCGAGCACCAGGCGCGGCTCGGCAATATCTTCGCCCAGGGCGAGCTCGCCCGGCGCAAGACCGCGCAGATGAACTGGCAGCAGCAGTTCGGGCTCGCCGCCCAGGCGTTCGGCGGGATATCTAACCTGATGCAGGGCACCAGTAAGCGCCAGTTCGAGATCGGCAAGAAGGCAGCGATTGCCGAGACTGTCATCAACACCGCCCAGGCGGCGATGAAAAGCTACCAGGCACTTTCTGGCCTCGGCCCATTCGGTCCCGCACTCGGCGCCGCGGCCGCCGCGGCCGCGATCGCCTATGGCGTCTCGCAGGTGCAGAAGATCAAGTCCACCCAGTTCGGTGGCGGCGCCTCGGCCGGCGGAGGGCCGGCGACGCCGACTTACGACGCCAACCCCGGCACCGGGTTGCCGGCGCAACCGTTCGAGAACTTTCCCGGCCAGGCGCAGGCCTCCCGCAGCTCACCGACGATCAATCTCACGATCGAAAGTGACTCCGGAGTGGTTTCGACCGAGTGGGTGCGAGACAAGTTGCTGCCACGCATCAATGAGGCGATCGACGATGGCGTGCCGGTCAGAGGTTGACAGCAAGCGGGCTGGGAGTATGCTCAGTGCATGGGGCTTCTAACCCCTCGCAAGCGGCACCGGCCCGTCAGCTCGGTTTTTTTTGTGCCTGTCATCCGACTACGGCCGGGCGTGCGGCTAATAAAAGACCCTTCGGGGGAATACGCCCGCCGTCTTGCGACGGTTAGAAGCGCCCGGTCACCCACACCCAATCGGAGGCCACCATGGCGCGCAAATCAGTGACGATCGATGACATAGATACCACCCTTCGCCGGGCGCATTCGCTCACCCTGGCGCTTGCGAATCAGGACGACGGCGCGGCGCTCTCCGCCGATGCGCTGGCGGACTGCACGATGACGATTGCGGACCTGATCCATGATGCTCGCGGCAAGCTCGAGGAATATCTGCGCCAGCGGCGCGCGGTTTGACCGGAGTAGTTGGAAAACCCCGCCACTATTGGCGGGGTTTTTTATTGACAAAAACGAGACACGGCGCAGGCGCCGGCCATAAGTTATTGATTTATTGGCGCTCCCTAGGGGACTCGAACCCCTGTTTTCGCCGTGAGAGGGCTGGCGGGCGTCCGCGAGCGTCCGCCAGCGGTTTTATAAGTAGTTGAAAGAATTGAAAACACCCGCCCGTCCGTCCGCCCTTGTGCCCCCGTGTTCGCCCCCGTATTATTGACAAATATGGACACGTCGCCGTGACAAGGGGAAAACATGGCCAGATCGACTCGCGATGCCAAGCTCGAAACCCGGAGCGCACGCGCGCACCTGGCGCTCGAACGGCGCTACTGGCGCACGATCGGCAAGGGCCTGGCCCTCGGCTACCGGCGCGGCAGGAATGGCGGCTCCTGGTACGTTCGGCTCGCGCTGCCGGATAACCGCTACCGGGTCGAAGCAATCGCGATCGCCGATGACCACCGCGAGGCCGATGGCGCTGCGGTGCTCGATTACTTCCAGGCGCAGGATCGGGCCCGGGACAAGGCCGGGCAGGCAGCGGTCGCCCGGGCCCGCTATAGCGTGGTCGACGCGCTGCGCGATTATTTGACCTGGGCGGAAGTGCACTCGAAAAGCGCCGCCAAGACCCGCACGGTTGCCAATGTGCACATCCTGCCCAAGCTCGGCGAGCGCCTGGTGGCCGAACTCACGACCCCGGAACTGCGCACCTGGCACCACGGCCTCACCACGGCGGCAGCGAGACGGCGCAAGGCAAAAGAAGATCCGGAGGCCGGACGACGGCGAAAGGCGACGGCGAACCGCATCCTCACGGTGCTGAAAGCTGCCCTCAATCGCGCCTGGCAGGACGAAAAGGTGCCGAGCGATTCCGCCTGGCGCAAGGTGAAACCCTTCCCCAAAGTGGATGCGCCGAAAATCCGATTCGCGACCGAGGCCGAGGCGCGGCGCCTGGTGAACCGCGCCGATCCGGAATTTCGCCCGCTGGTGCGGGCGGCGCTCTTGACCGGCTGCCGCTATGGCGAGCTCGCCGCCATGGACGTGCGCGACTTCAATCCCGATGGCGGCACGGTCGAGGCGCGGCACACGAAAAACGGCCGCCCGCGGCATGTGCCGCTCAGCACCGAAGGGGTGGAGTTTTTCGAGCGGCTCACGGCCGGGCGCAAGGGGGCCGAGCCGATGTTTATCCGTGCCGATGGGTCACGCTGGGGCGCGAGCCACCAGGTGCGGCGCATGGCCGAGGCGAGCAAGGCCGCGAAGATCGCGCCGGCGCTTTCATTCCACGACCTGCGCAATACCTACGGTGCGCTGCTCGCGATGCGCGGCACCCCGATCAAGGTGATCGCCGAGCTGCTCGGGCACACCGACACCCGCATCACCGAGAAGCATTACGCGCACCTGCAGAGCAGCTACGTCGCCGAGGTGCTCAGAAAGAACCTGCCGCGCTTTGGCGGCGCGCGCGACAATGTGCGGGTGCTGCGATGACCAACCGGCGCGCGGCCGGATGGCCGTACCTCACGCCTGGCGGCGAGATCGCGATCGCGCCCTGCCGGATGCTGCTCAAGGATTACGCACAATGCGTCGAGTCCGGCGAACCCGTGCCGCGCGTGGTGGCAGAGTTCATGCGCCACATCGCCGAGCAACTCCTCGCGGGCGAAGACATGCGGGCGGTGCTGCGCCTGCAGCGACCGAAACACCGCCCCGCCAACCGCGCGCGCGATCTCGCGATCGCGAGGCGCTGCCTTGCGCTCGATCTCGAGCGCGTGAAGCTCGCCGCGGTATACTCGAAGATCGCGAAAGAGAACCATCTCAGCGCCGAGCGGGTGAAGAAAATCTATGAGCGACTTTGGTTTCAGGCATCGCTCGATGCGGGTATTCCGCCGGCGCAGATCCCCTCCAAGTCAAAACCAAGGGTCAAGAAGTAGCCACTTATCGACCCGCGCTTTCGCTAGATAGTCCTGTCAATCCGCCGTTATTCTCCTGCGTGTCAGTGCACATGCGGAGAATGACATGCGGAAGATCGCTTACACCATCGACCAGGCGACCGAGGTGAGTTCCATCGGTCGGTCCAAGTTGTACAAGTTCATCAAGTCCGGCGAGCTGCCGACCGTGAAGGTTGGGCGGCGAACTCTGATCGAGCACAAATCGCTCGAGACCCTCCTGCGCCGGCATGTGGTGAAGGCGGGTGACGGATCATGAGCACCGCGGAGGAGAAGTACTGCCCCCACTGCGACCGCTTCGGCTTCAATGTTTCGATTGAATACCAGAACGGTGCTCGTGCCGCGATGCGAGTGCTTGCCAAAATTGGCAACGATGAGGCGCGCCGGGCGAATTGGGAAAAATTCCTCATTGCTTTCAGTGAGGAGTCGAAGATGGTCACCAATGAGATAGCGGAATACTTGAAAGGCGCCCTCGAGACCATACAGAAGGCCGCGCCGAAGAAATGAGCGCACCCGCAGAGAGGATCGATGCGCGCCCGACGATCAGGATCGAGGGCGGCGACCTTCCGGAGCAGGTTGACCAGGCCATCGCGGCGCTCGCGATCATGCCGCCGGCCAAGCGCCTGCTGGTGTTCGGAGATCGCCTGGCCTGCATCCGTGTTCTCGAGCAGGACGAGGCGGGCATCATCGCCCGGCCGGCGGGTTCGGCAACCGTCCACTATACCGACGCCACCTACACCACTGAATTATTAACAGAGGCAGCGCGCTGGGTGCGATTCGATCGACGCATCGGCGACTACCGTGACTGCGATGCGCCGATGCGGTTCGCGCACCACATCCTGGCGCGCGGCGCCTGGCCAGAGTTCTCGCGCTGCACTGGCATCATCGAGGCCCCAACTCTGTGGCGCGGCGAAATCATCGATCGCCCGGGACTGCACGCATCGAGCGGGCTCTATCTCACGGCACGCCCCAAGGGTTACCGGCCGCCGCCGGTTCATCCTACTGGGCGCGATGCGGAGTCGGCACTCGAGCAGCTTCGCGATAGCGTCTCCACCTTTGCATTCGATACCGAGGCCGATCGCACGGCGGCGATCGCCGGCATAATGACCGTGGTCCTGCGCCGGCCGATGCGGGCCGCGCCGGCAATCGGCATCGATGCCAATCTGCCGGCGTCCGGCAAGTCGCTCCTGGCGCGCGTCATGGCCGCGATCGGGATCGGCCGGTCCGGTGCCGTTATCGCGTTGACGGGCGAGCCGAACGAGGATGAGAAGCGACTCGGTGCCGCCCTGGTCGGCGGCGACCAGGTGCTCATCGCCGACAACATCGAGGCCGAGCTCAATTCACCGCTGCTGTGCACGATGCTCACGGAAAAGGAGGTGAGCGTGCGCGTCCTCGGACAATCGCGCAACGTGCGACTGCCGACCAACGTGGTGATGATTCTGAATGGCAACAACCTGCCAATCACGCGAGACCTGCGCCGGCGCGTGCTGATGATGCGGCTCAATGCCGGCGTCGAGCGCCCGGAGGAGCGGGTTTTCAGCCGCGATGCGGTCGAGTACGTCCTCGAACGCCGTGGCTCGCTGATTCGAGCGGTCCTGACCATCGCCAAGGCCTACCACGAAATGGGCGCGCCACACGTCGGCGTGTCGCCGTTCGGTGGCTTCGAGGACTGGGATCTCGCGGTACGCCGGCCCCTGATATGGCTGAATCAACCCGACCCCCTGCAGCCGAGCGAGGGGCTCCGCGAAATAGATCCGGACATCCAAACGACGCGCGCGCTCTTCGCGGCCTGGTGCGACACGTTCCCGGATGGGACCACGACCGCCAATGCGCTGCGCACTGCCAGAAAGATGAATCACCGCTTCGATGGCGAGGACGAGTTGACGCATCCCGAGCTGCGAGATGCCATCCAGATGGCGATCGGCGACAAACTCGATTCCCGCGCTCTTTCTCGCTGGCTGCGGCGGCATCGAGATCGGATCATCGATGGGCTCACACTGCACCAGGGAGAAGACCTCCACGCGAAGGTCGCCCGGTGGCAGGTGCGAAAGTGCGGGGTCATGCGGGGTTAACCCACTACTTAATCCTGAGTAGAAAAAGAATGAATAAAT